GCTTGTGCTCTTCGCACTTGCGAGCATGGTGTGCAGAGCCAGTTTCATCACACATTTTCTTGTGATGTTTAGCCATAGCTTTGTGATGCTCATGTGAACCTTCAGGATGACCTGAAATACGATGAACTTTACCACCATGGGCATAACCACCCGGACGACCTTCTTTAATCATTCCTGTGCCATGTGCACGATCTTTATGATCACCGTCATCTACTTTAGTCTTGGCAAATTTCTTAACGCCTTTTTCAATAGTTGTACGAGTTTCATCACGATCGATAGCACCGCCGGAAGCCTTGTGATGGGCTTTAGACATTGGTAATGACTCATGGTGATGGAGTTCTTTTTCAAGCTTCTCAATCATCTTATGGTCAGCAGATCCACCTTTTTTCATGCCTGTAAGTGCTTTGCGAACAGCCATTGCACGAGCATTACGTTGCATAGGATTCATTGCACCAATTGCTTTAGGGCCCATTGGAGTCATAGGAGCACGACCCGGATCCATTGCTGGATTAGCCATTGGCATACCGCCACCCATAACCTTATGAGCAACTTTGCCACCCTTTTTGTACTGATTAGGGTTCATTGCCTTCATACGCTCCATCATTGAAGGCTTTTTAGGGGCTTTGCCATGCTCTGATTCAAAAGCGTGATGCATACCACCCATAGCGTGATGCTCCATGCTCTTATGACCATGATGCTCACCACCTTCTTTGTGATGCTTGGCTTTGACCTTACCACCTTTTTTGAGTTTCAAAGATACTGAAGGCTCATCGGTGTACATCTTTACCATTGGTTTAAATTCAGACATTTTTGTCTCCTATTAAGCTTGGGTTACGCCAAGAGCACCAGTGCGTGTTGCATTAGGGCCTACAGCGATAGCTGGAACTGCAATCGACATAACTAAGCGGCTTGAACCGTTGGTTGCTGAAGATGGTTGGTAAGTACCACGAACGTCACCAGTTGTGCTTGTAGCAGGATTGGTTGTATCTGCGGCTACGAATGTTCCAGTATCAGGAGCTAATGCACCAGCCCAACCCGGATCAATGATGTATCCACCATCAATAATACGAACTGGAGAACCTAAAATGTCGGTAGTACCAACAGTTACGGCTGTTGCAGAACCTGAAATGGTAACGCTTGAGATTTGATACCAAGCTTTTTTACCAAACTTAGGTGTGCCTGCAGTAGCAACAACGATGCTTTCAGTCATTGGCTGACCATAGTAATCCCAACCGCTTACTGTGAATGTACGAGCAGTGGTTGAAGAGTTAACTTGCAATGCACGAGGTACGTCCAACTGGATAACAGTTGTGCCATCTTGACGAACGATGGACTTAGCAGATGTACCTGCTGTCAAAGTCAACGAACCTGATGCGGCTGGAGCTTGAGAAGCGGCTACGTTTGCTGTTTGCAATGTTTGTGGAATTGTGTCCCAAATATAGATACGACCTAATGGGCCAACACCTAAAGACATTGGGGATGGATCTCCTAACAATGCATTACCAGCGGCATACATAGTTACTGAACTTACTGATGTAGTAGAAGCAGATAATGTGTATGTGTTGAGTCCACTAGAATTTTGACCTAATGAAGCTGTAATGTATGTATTAGCTGTTACGCCTGAGCCAGTAATGTATTGACCGACAACCAATGGGTCGCCTGACAACAAAGCATTAACAGTCAAAGTTGTAGTTGTAATAGAACCTGTAAAAACGGAAGTAGCTGATTGTGGCCCAGTACCCATATAGGTCTGACCGCTATTTCCACCTAAGAATAAATCATCACCGAATTGTGGCATTTTGTCTTCTCCTTGAAAAGCTTGACATAAATAAATTTTAAAAAGGGTCGGTTTTTACGCCGACCCATACAACTTTAGATACCGGGTGTACCGTACGCACAACGTGGGTCAGTAAAGCCCAAATCGTAACGCTCAGTAGCCTTGTAACGCATTGTGTCAGTCTCGAAATCACCTTCCATGGTTTTCTCCAAACGACGACGCATCAGAAGCTTAAAGCCTTCAGGAGCATCGGTTTGAACCCACCAAGCAGTTGCTGATGTCAAACGTGACAATACAGCGGCACCTTCGTCAAGCAAGCCAATAGACTTGATTGGGTTGATGTCGTTGTTTGCGTTACCAGTACGCAATACAGATTTCAACAATACTTCAGCTTGGAAGATATTGCCCGGAGCCACGATCAATTGACGTGGAACCAAACGAATACGCTTACCGTTGTTGTCTACTGCTTGACGGATCTGAATCAACATCTGTTCTAAAGATGTTTGTGACAGAACAGCGGCTGTAGCTAACTGGTTGCTGAATGTACCGTTTACGATTGGGTGTGCAGTGTTAATCAAAGACACGCCATCGCCGCCCGGATAGGCAGAGTTGAAAGCTGTATTCAACACGTTAGCGGCTAACAATTCTTTGGTTTCCACCAAGGATTGTGCCAAGTGACGTGCATATACTTGACCGATACGAATATGGTCGCCGTCTTCAACCAATACCTTAGTCAAAGCGAAGGCAAGGCCATACACTTTGTATAGGTAACGCTTGAGGAACAATACGCCACCTTGCTGATAGGTAACAGGTGTACCGTCAGGCAATTGTGGAGCGGCTCCAAATCCATAAAGGACTGGTTCTTCGTGGTAGTTGCGTGGAATACCGTCTTCCTCACGGAATACTCGGCTCCATTCGTCTGCACGTTGGTCATAAACTCCATCGAAACATTCGTTGAGGATTGGTTCAACGATTGATCGGAAGTCCGTACTTCTCATCGGTGCGGCCATGATTTAGCTCCCTAGATTAAGCAAAAGCGGTGAAGGCACCGAACATTTGTGAGTTACTGTTTACGACTCGTACAATTGTGTATGAATCGCCCCATGCATTGTCGACATATGGTGCTAAGTCAACAACACGCATTTGACCTTGAGTTGCATTACCAACAGCAGTCGAAGCACCTAAAGTTGCTTGTGACAAACCTGTAGTAGATGAACCATTGGTCACATTGGTGAACAAATATTCGTTACCAATTGTGGTCTGAGCCATTGAAGCATCAGCTTGGATTTCATAAACGATGTTGTTGTCGTTGTAGAAGTAAGCTGTGCAAGTACCTGCTGTGTAAGCAGTGTTTGCAGGCCAATAGTTAGACACACGAGCACGTCCAGTAGTATCAGTCCACTGTACACCTGCGAAAGCACCTGACCATGCGGCATTGGTGCTGTTAGCAGTAACAGGAACGATAACACCAGCAGAAGCTGAATAAGCAACTGGTTGGCCCTTAAGAATTTGGGTTGCATAACCCGATGTAATGCCGCCAGCTAACGCCTGAGCACGATCCAAACCGGAGGGATGGAACGCAGGACGCAAGCCAAACGGAGCTGAAGTTGCTGACATATCAATTCTCCTAAAAGTTAGCCTGAAAATACAGGCAATTTGGTTGGTTGCTGATCAATAGAACCCATACCTTCGCCTTCAACGCTAACTAATGAACGACCGTGACTGTCACGACCTTGGAGGCTTTCCAACTGGACTTTGATCTTATCTGCTTCTTCACGAGGTTTATCGTGATGCATATGAGTCATGACCTCTTGGAAAATTTCCATTGGTAACTTGAACAGTAACATCTCGTTACATGAGATATATCCAACATGTTCACCTGACTTCACTCGGTAATCTTCATAGCCGGGTAACTCTTCAGACTTAACTGGAACGTACCCTAAGCGAATCCGCTTATCGATTGAATCATAACTGTTGGTTGTTGAGAGCCAGCAAAGATGCCACCCGTCCATACTGGGTAGTTTGGGCAATGCTGATTGCGTCCATTCCTCGCTCCACATATTTTTACGTTCCTGCGTTGAAATGAACTTCTCTTCGGGTGCTGTGTGGCTTGCTTCCCCATTTGAACGGTCTTGGCGACCACCAGCATTCAAAGATTTTTTTAAACGTGATTCCATAATGTATTCCCCTTAGATTAGTTGTTTCGATTTGCACGATCATAAGCAATAAATTGCTTAATCATCTTAGCTTTACGTTCAGGATTTTCCCAAGCTCCAGCATCCTTCATAGCTCTCACCCTATCAGGCGATAGTACGAACTGGGAGCGATTAGATCCCCCATAGGCGGCTGATGCTTCTCTTCCTGAACTCCCCACAACATTCCTTGGTCGTCTGACATTACGGGAATCGTCGTCATTGTTTCCATTATATCTATGAGGTAATTCTTTTTGCAAACGGCTATCTAATTCCTCCCAATAATCAGGATCTGCTGGATCCCAATTGGTTGCCGCCATCAAATCATCGATACGTTTAGCAATACGGCTATCGGCATCATTGTTTTGTGGGTTATACCAAGAGTTTTTCCTCATCCATTGCTGTGCCAAGCGTGCGGCATCAGGATCTACAGCAGGTTGGTTGTTTTGTTGAGGACGTTGCTTGAGTTCTTTGTCAGCTTGGTAACGTAGATTGTTTAAATGGCGTACTTCTTCTGATGCGTTCTGCATCAAAGTCTGTGCTTCTACCATTCCTTGACCATCACCGTTCTGTGTGGCCTCGGCAATCTTCATTTTTGCGTATTCCAAGCGAGTTTGAGCGTCTTCGATGTTCTTATCGATACGAATTAGCCCTTCGGTCTTGGTGCTACGCTCCAATTGGTTCAAACGACGCTTAAATTCTTCGTTTTCACGCTGAAGCATCTGTAATCGTGCGTCTTTTTCTTGATTTGTCTTGCGAACCAAGTCTTTTTTGGCACGACGACGGTTGCGTTTAGCCGCTCTGAGCTCTTCATTGTCGTCTTCGTGGTCTTCGTCAGCAGGATCTGTGACTTCTCCACCTTCTTTTGCTCTCTCAAACCCATTTTGCTCGGTATTTTCTTCCGGAGTTAGCAATTTTGGGTCGACTTCCACTACCGCAGAGCCATCATCTGCCTCTATTGCGTCTAGTGCTAATTCTGTTTGATTTGTATCAGCCATTTAGGTCTCCTTAAACGTAGGCTTTGAACGATAACGGGTCGTCAGTGACTGCCGCAATCAGTTCATGGTCATTAATAGTCATAAATAAAACTGGTTCTTTGTAGTCTGAGTCAGTTTCTGCTGGGTCAAAACGCTCCCAACGATCACCACCCCACCTAGGAACACGAACATAGTCACCAACTTCAGCCCAAGAGCCTTCAGCCCATGGTTGCATAGTGTCTCTGTTCTTGAATGCCAATGGGCCAACAGCCACGACCTTACCGATCATGTTGTTCCATTTCTCATTCTCTTTAGTTTCATCTACGATGATGATTCGGCCTGCGGTTTTTTTAATACGACGCAGTTGAATAATCACTCGACCGCCAAAAGGACGCTGTCCCGGCTTTACATCAGGAAAGGCCCAAGCCAACTCAGTTGGATCAGGCGTTCCGTCATTCCCATCAATAGTGGGAATAGGTTGTTGCTCACTCATTGTTTTCCTTTCACATCATATTTCAGATGCATATACGCACTTTTCAGTGCAGGGGGTTAATCTTGATTCTTTTCTTCGTCCAACATTTCGTCGATCATATCCATGGCTTTTTGGAGCCCTTGATACTCACCGACAAGTCTTTGATACGATTCCCAGTTTATAGGTGACCCTGAAGCTAGGGCCAACTGTAATTCTGCTTGTCGTATCTTAACTCTGTGAATCAACTGCTCAATCATTTATTTTTCTTACTTGCGTGAGAAAGACCACCTGATTTTGCTTTTGATTCTTCACTGCCACCTTTAGGTTGCATTGATGTGCCATCGAGCTTAACGCCCATGGCTAAACGAGCGTGGTAACGCACGTCAATGCCTTTCTGCTCTTTATCCGACGATGTTGCCATTTGGTTCTCCTTGTTGAGGGGTTGGTGCTACTGGGGGTGCAGGCGGTTGGGCCTGCGGTTGAGCATTAGCGATATTTTGTATCGTTTGATGCGTCAATTCTGCGTTCTTAATTTCAATCTTGGTTTGATTATCAAGAGCGGCTTTTTGTGCGTCTGCTGTGATCTTAGCCTGTGCAATCTGTGCATCAGCTTGATCTTTAGCAGTCTTACGTTGTGTCTCAGCCGTTGCAGTGTCCTTAACCACTTGTGCATCAGGTGGCAATTGTGGAGGTGCATTCTTGGCTTGTGCCATTTGAATAAGTTTTTGGAACGATGGGGCAAACTGACCCATCACTTCGGTTACGTCCATCATCACATGGGCACCAACAGTCGTGTACAGCTTGTCGATGATTGGTGTGTAGTTTGGATTCTCGTAATCGTCCACAGGCTTCTTGGTGGTTTCTTGCACATAACCATTGGAACGGTTGAGATACCAAAGGGTCATATGTTGCTTGAGATGCTCGATCAGATTGTTCAGATAGGATGGATCTGCAAATGGTGACTGGCCCATGAATGGGTTCATCGCAAACTGCAAGTGATCCTGAATGTGAGCAATATGATCCTGCTGGATATAAGCATAGGCAGGCTGTCCAATCAGTAATGCCGCATTCTCATCTGCCGAGGTACGTTGTTCCGGAGCAGGAGTGTCAACCATAATCTCATTGATGTTTGGTATCTTCATCTGCTTTAGGAACCGGGCAATTACTGGGCCCATCTTAAACTGATCAGGATGCTTCTCAGCCAAGGCGAGCACAGCTTGTGACTGTGCCATCCGTTGAGTCTCGGAGAATATATGCGGATCAGAGACAGGAACCACATCTGTGTTCTTGGAGAAATCTTCACGAGTTACATCCAAGTCGGAGACAATGTCCCCTTTTTGCATGTCATCAAAATGCCAGCGATTGAGTCGGCAAAGGATTTTAAGAACCCTTGCTTGTGACTCATGGAGTCGGGCGTGGATCGATGAGTAAACTTGTGAGCCCTGCTCAATCAAAGCTTGTGTAGTGCCCACAGGAGCGTTTGCAGAGATGTCAGCTATCTTCTCTTCAGCAGTGGTTACTACGGAGCTTGTAGCCTTATCCAAGAAGCCTAGGAGCTCAAATAGAACCTGACTAGGTGGATTGAATGGCATAGGCATCGCAATTTGGCGAATGTCCTGCACGCCGGGTGCACCTTCGATTTCTACGATTTGTGTAACGTCTACTTGCTGGCTTTGTCCACTGATCTTTGCTCCTTTGAGCTTGAGCATCGTAGCCGCATTATTAATGTGTGCACTATCCAGTAAAGCACGCAATGAACCAGTAAGAGCGGCACTAAGACCACCGATAAGATGAGGGAGCCCAATAGCAAAGGCACCACGCCAAGGTATAAATTTAAATTCAACAATCCAATCAAGCTTAGTTCGGGTCTCATCGGACTCCTCCCAGTTGCGGTACAAGCCCACTACCTCGTTATCGAGCTCGTCGATCATCAAGATGTAAGGGGCGTTTTTACCTTTAGTGGATTTATCGTCGTCTAGCTCCAACCATGTATAGATGTGATAGACCTTACGCAGGCCATCTTTGTTTGATTCGTATTGTTTGCCTTCAATCTTGTTGTTGGCTTGGGCTACTTTGCCCTCTTCTAAATTCTCAGTCGCTTTTGCGTAGCTGATGTCACGATACATACCGGATCTGATACGACGCTCAAATTCATAGGTAGTAATCTCGTGGACTTCAGCCGCACGTTGAGCGGTATAGAAATTTGTTGCCGCAAAAGGCAGGATCACTCGGTCGATAGGCAAGAACTCAACGCATGGGCGTTTCTTATCCTCATCAAACCAAAGCTTGAAGTACTGTGAGCCACCTAGTGGTAGCTGAGTCAGGAGCTGTTCTTGCTCATCCCGGAACTCTTCGATCTGCTCGGTAATCTGCCAGTTAAGGTAGTCGACCTTGCGTTCTGCTACCGCCGCTTTGAGGTCATCCTGCTTACCAATGATCTTGGATTTGACCGGGCCATCCGGTGGGAACATTTCTTTAATTGCTCGTGCGGCGAAGTCAACGCATCCTTCAGCCATAGCAGGGTGCACGACTTTAGAAGCACCCATAAAGGTCGCACCTCCGGGGGCATCATTGCCCATACCAGTCCGTTTAATACCCTCTTCATACTGCTTATCTCTTAGTTCACGAGCTTGTTTATCGCTTTCCAATAGATCCATGTATTGAAATACTAGATCTCCCAATGTACCAGCATCGACTGTATCTGCTAAGTTGTCATAGAACTCAGGATTGAATTCAGGGCCATCATCTAACTCAATGATTGCTGAACCATCAGCTTGCTCTTCAGTATCCATGCTGGGCATGTCAACGAATGCAGAGCCATCATCTTGTTCGTCAATGTTAATATCGTCTGCCATTATTTAGCTCTCTTCATTAGTTCTTGACGCATTTGCTCGATAGTCTGTGCCAACTTCGTGCCCCTAATCTTGGTATTGCGAAGGGCACGCAGGTCTAAACCACGATGCTTACCACGTCCTTTTACTTCATGCCACTCAGGTTTGTTATAGGTGCCCGGATCGTTGTGGTGCTCATGACCATGGAACTGATGGTAAAAGTCTTCGACGGCTAGTTTAGTCTTCTTGATCATACTTTATCCCCATCATCATTAGTAGCCAGTTTCATTTCTTCATACTGTGGCTTGATCCGTACTTCTTTATTCTGTGCAATGGTCTTGCCTTTAGCATCTCTTGCATAGATCGGCTTACCACTCTTATTGAGCACAATCTTTTCTTTAGGATCATGGTGAACAAAGAATCCCTGTGAATCGATATGAGCCTCGTTCATTCTACCAGTTGCTTTCTTGTTCTTAAGACCAACAATAACTCCATGTTTCCCTTCCGGTTGCAGATCCATCGGACGGAAATCATGGGTGTCACCATTGATTACTCGGAACTTTTGGCCTGTTTCTTCATCATGAACAGTCTCAGGAATGTGGCCCTTGTGGCTAAATGCCATGGCTACGTTGTCGCCACCAGTTAGACGCTTACGCATCTGCTTCCAGTTGGTGTTTGGATTCTCTACGCCTTCTTGGCTTACACCAGTAGAAGAGTAGGTGTAATGGTGGTTCGGTGCTATCGGATTAGTGTTGTTCTTGGTGTAGTCATAGAAGGTAACGTCAGGGTGTGCTTCGATAATAGACTTGTGTACTCGTGGGTTGATGTCCGATAGTACGTTTAAGCGTACGCCTAGGTGATTGTTGTTTGCTCCAGCCATCTCTTTAGCGGCTTGGATCTCATCGTGTAGACGTACTGCGAATGAATGTGGGTCATGCAAGAACGCCTGAGTCTTCTTTAGACTGTTCAAACGTGGGCCTTTGAACTCGGAAAGGTCAGCACCGCCACCCAGCTTATGATAGTTGCCCGATGTCTTACCCAAGCACTCTTTCTTACAGGATGCTGAATTAGGGCAGGTGGTAAATCCTTCTTCTTCGTACGCTGGAGCCAAGGCCAAACCAGTAGTCTCTACGCCACGTCCATCAGGAAGCTTGAGTTCTTCTACTTTGCCTTGCTCGGTCTTGAGCAACTTGGCATTCTTACCCAGCAAGTCTTTAGTCATTCCGTTAGGGTTCACGCCAATAATCTTGCCCAGCTTCTGTGCGGCATTGAAGCTATTCATGATCCGCTCTTCGTTTGGCAGGCTCCTGTGGTGAGCTATTGCCTCATCGAATGCTCGTGCCAATTTCTTAATGCTGATGTCTTTTGGCTCATAGGGCGTGAACTCAGGTTCTTTTCTCGCCTCATGTTGATGAGCTGTTTGGATTTTGAACATACGCTTAGGCTGTCCACCTTCTGCTAATCCCTGTGGCTGTTGCTGTTGTTGCTGGCCTTGGTCACCTTGCATAGCTTGCATGGTCTGACCTTGAGGAGTCATAGACAGCATATTGCCTTCAGGAGGTGTTGGGCCACTTGGCATTCCACCGGGTGCACCTGTAGGCATACCGCCGGGAGCTGGAGGCTGTCCAGCTTGTGGTGCCTGACCGGGTTGTTGCTGTTGACTAGGATCTTGTGGGTTTAACTGTTGTCCGGGTTGCATGTTATTGGTATCTACTCCACCAATTGGCAGGCCATGGCTATCAGCTACGCCACCTGTTGCAGGAACTCCTGAATCGTGTGGGTTAGGACTAACAAAGATCTTGGGATCCATGTCCATGGCTTCATTGATACCAATGTTGTCCATGATTTCAGGATTGCCATGGGTGTTGATGCTATGACGCATCTGTGCCAGTGTTGGGGTATTCATAGGTTTTCCTTGTACGTCGCCGCCTCCTGCATAGAGGTCAGGCAATTGAATCGGTGGGCGTTTAACTGTCTTGATCTGTCCTGAGCCATAGATGTCTTCATCTTCAGGGCGAACCATGTTTCCAGTCATTGCCATTTCTTTACGCAATGCATCAATGTACTCCTCATGACTACGACGAGGGAATGGTTCACGCAGTTCAGCTCGTGGGTGGACTTGTACCAAAGATTTATTTACGCCTTTGGATGCGAGAGCTCGGCTACGGTGACGGCCTTCATGCCCACTGATGTGGGGCGTGATAGGCAATCCTTGCTCCTGCTTGTTTAATTGCAGGAATGGCACGTCAGAGAATCCACCCTTAAGCTTTGCCAAGTGCTTGATGTACTGGTCATAGTCCATAGGCTGATTGACACGCATCTTAGAATGCTTCTTACTGAATGCATTAAACACGTCCATTTTTTGCACATCGCTCAATTCGTGCCATTGTTCATTGGTCAGACCTGATGCCATAAATGCTTCACGCATAGTAGGATTACGAGCGTTATCTCTAAAATAAGCTTTGTCATTAGCCAAACTCATGGGAAGTGGCATGGCGTACTTCTCAAAGTCTTTGGGATTAATGGTAGCTACAGCTCTAGCGTTGTCACCACTAAACGCACTCTTTAGGGCATCAGTGTGATACATCTTCTCAAGGTTGGGTATCTCATCAGCGGCACGCTCTAGACGTTTTGCCCCATGGGTGCCTTCACGCTGGAGGATGTATTCACGCATCTCTTTTAGGTCTGCGGTGCCGCCTTTAGCCATTCTTTGCTTACCGTTGTCCTTGAGCCATTGCTCATAGGTCGGTTGGTTAGGTGTGTGCGTCCGATCGTACTTGTCCCGGTATTCTTTACTCAGTGCTTCGTTGTGCGTGGCTTTACGCTTGAAGTCTTCGATCTGAGCACGAATGTGTGGGGGTAACTTGTCGGGCACGATAGTATCCAATTTGAGTAATAGTGTAATTATGCTATGGGAGGGCAATTAGGGCAACGCCCATCACCTTGGCACACTCCGAGACTCTCGCAACTCCGCTTGCTCTTTTCTCCACTTGATCCATTCTCTGAGTTGTTGGACGGCGAGTTGTTCCCAAATTTCGGTGTTGGTTTGGACGCTGATCTCGAAGCTATTGTTTCTGACAGTACATCGAACCCCATCGAGATAGAGCGTTCGCTCGTACGTCTCGTGGTCTTTTTTGTAGTACATGTAGTCATCACTCATCTTCATCCTTTCCTAGGGTTTTCCCTTACTAATTTAATTAGTATTGCTATGCTGAATAAGGGTTCTCTCTACCACGACTATTGTAGATCTCTGCATCAGAAATGTCCTCTTGTTCAATCTCTTCTCTTGGTGGTGCATCGATACTGATCCACCCGGCATCACGCAGATAGCGGAGCCCTTGGCTGATGCAGTCGACGAACTCGTCATGAGCTGTGCCTTCAGGGAAGGAGCAGATCTGACTGACCATGCCCTCGGCCCAGTCTCTTACAAATCCCCTGCGTACTGATGACTCAGGCACCCACACTCGGCCTGCTTTGATGATGTTCGCCACGATCGATAGCCGCTGGACTTTGTCAGCTCTGCCGGGGTTATATGCATGGACTGGCAGATGGGCACGTTGCAAGTCTTGTATAAGACTGATGCCTGCTGACTTGTCCTCAACTAGTACGATGTCAACCAGCTTACGGTCTCGGCCCTCACCATAGACGACCTCGAACTCTTCCAGCACCTTGGGTCGAAGGTCAGGGTATTGAAGGTGTTCCTGCCAGCAATCAAGGATTAGTACTGACATGCCGCCATCCAATGGTTTGAATACCGCCATGGTGATCGAGCCTGTCGGATCGTTGTAGGTCTTATCGGATGTCGCACAGTCGTATGACTGGATGACGTACTCGAACTTGGGAAATTTCTTACCATCAGGCCATAGTCGGAACCATTCACGCTTGACGATGCCTCCCTCTTCAGGGTCGATGATCTCTGCGTGGATCTCTTGGCGGCCTAGGTTCGTGCCCTCGTACTGGAGGATCTGTTTCTGAAAGGATGGGGCGAGGTTCTTGATGTTGACGTAGGTTGATGCCTTGGTCACTGTTACGTCGTCACCTTCTCGGTGGAGCAGATCCATGATCAATGGTTTTGGTTTGGGCGTGGTAGAGCACAGTATCTTGGTGCCACGCTTACCGATCAGACGTACAGAGAACTGGATCATGTCCCACGTCTCTTGCAAATAGTCCCATGCGGCGAGCTCATCTAGCCACGCTCCATGGTACTGACCACCACGATGACGCTCAGGCTCTGACGCTGGCACGCCAGTAATGATGGAGCCATTCCACAGCTTGAGCTGGTGCAGGGATTTGTTGTAGTCGACCACGAGCTCTTTAGGGATTACAGCCAATAGGCCGGACTCACCTTCAAAGCAGGTATTGCGTAAGTCCGAGCTAGTCGGAGCGGATACGAGCCAGCGAGTATTGGGCTCACTAGCGGCCCAGTAGCCAAGTGTCTCAGCACTGGTGCGTGTCTTACCTGAGCCTCGCCCACCGAGCATAAGCCATATGTTCCAGTCGCCAGCAGGTTCCAGTTGGAACTTGTGGGCCTTACTGTTCCATTTAGCACGCCACTCGAAGGTGATCTGCTCTCTAGGGTCTAGGCTTCTAAACCTATCCCTGATGTCGGGGCTCTTTAATAGCTCGACTATCGAGCTCATTGACCTTCTTGCCTAGACATAGAGTAATGCTTCAAGAGCTCGTCGAATATATCGAACTGGCCCTCAACTCTCACTGGGGCATTGGGATCCCCGGCTATTTCAGTCCTTGCTAGTTTAGGCACATGGTATTCCACCACGCTTTGGAACATGTCGAATGCTTTGGCTGGGTTAGGTGGGACAACGTATTTGCCCTCTTCATCCTTCACACCATCAGCAACCCTTTCGAGCCACTCAGTGAGCCTAGGAGCGTTCGAGTCTACGAATAGGGCTATGGCCTGTCGTGCCTCTCCTGTGCTCTTGTTGGGGCTTCCTGCTGGTCTGCCAGCACCTTTCTTAGCTGTAGTCATATCTCACCCCAATATTTTTGAATTGTTTATTCAGGATGTTAGTGACTACTATCGTTTGTAATTGCATATACATCTTCTATCCTTTCACACATATTTTCAGTGCATTGATGATAGGAAGTGTAATCGATTATTACAGGCTTTGGCTATACCTGACTTGGTATCTCTATGTAAGTTGTAGATCCCAGCTTTGTAGATCCTACCCAAGACTTTCCACATACTCTGCAATGTATCTGAGTAGTAGTGATGTTCCCATCAGGGTTTAGGTTATTCCCATGTTTATCGTATACAGGTGGAAAGTACATGCAAGTAGTTGTGCTCATTCCTATTTGAAATCGGCAATCCTGTTCGCAGGCTGGGTTTGGATTCATTCTTGATGATCCAGCATCTCATGTATAGAGGATAGGCAGTATGGACAAAATGATACTGGGATGGATCCGAAGTATCCACTAGTGCCTCCCTCTCCCTCTGTGAACTCACAGGCACATGTTGAGCATGTGTATCTCTTCTCTGCTTCTTTCCGGTCTTCGGTTGTGAAGGTAGTCATTTATGTAGATTCTCGGCGATTTTGGTTAGATTTCCAATGTGGTTTTGAGTTAGCTCTGTTAAACGTGCATTGACTGCTTCAAGCATTTTGATTTTGGCATCTTGATAACGTATAAGGTTAGCGGCTTCAGTGATGTGCGTGCCAATGTAAAGCTCTTCCAAACGATCTGCTAGTTCATGTCTGTTCATATCTCCTGTGCCTTTCTTAGTATTAGATAAGCAAAATAATGTTGTTGTGTAGTAAAACCTTGTTGCATAGCAATACCATCTTCCTGTGATTCTGCCCACAATTCGTTTACTACAGCATCTGTTAGTGTCTTTGCTGGTGGTTTTTGCCATAACACTTCCACAATCCTATGCTCATCATCTGTATAAGTAACAGCTAGTAGTTCACCTGTTTCTTTACTTTTTTGAAGTGATAGGTGTAGTTCTTTTGCTGGATGGGTGTAGAGTGGTACAGATTTAGCATCACCACCTTTAAGACGGCACAGTTCATCTGCTTCTTCTTTATAAAGAAATACATCATGCGGGTTTCCTTCCCATACTGCCCACGCTACTGGTTCATTAATCATTTGTTTTCCCTTGTTGGGTGAAAGTAAACAGGCACTACTACGCCTTTGTTGTCTGTGGCCTCAATGAATCGCTTTACTTTCTTACGATTGATCAGAAAGCATATAAATTCGCCATCCTGATATCCCATCCATCCTGCTGGTTCCGGGAGCTGGACGCTGGCACCTGTGTCTACTATGTGTGGGATATTGTTCATTTTTGTTTTGACTGCCAAATAATTAATTGACCTGTTTCGGCACGCTCATCAATAAACTTAAGCAACGCTTTGATTTCAGATTGTGATTCCATCCAATATTCGCACATAACTTCTGCGGCTCTGTCAGCATAGGTTCGTTTGAATATCTCATCAAGGCATGACTTTTTTAAAGACTCATTCTCAGTTTGTAGCTGGCGAAGCATGGCGGCGGCATTACCTATAGGCGATGCCCTCCATTCTTCAAGAGAGCAATCATAAGAAATGCTATCCAACTCATCAGCTAGTTCATTTGCGTTCATTCTGAACCTTTCTGACTTGCGGAAAATGCTTGGCAAGAAGCTCATCTTCCGACTGATTATTGATAGGGTAATTCTTTTTAAGATCTGAGCACATTGAACAGGTTTCAGCAGGTTCATCCAAAAAGAAATTACACCAAATATGGTGTTCACCTAAAAATGCTTTACGAGCATCTACCCATGCATTCCAATCGTCGTTTATTGCCTTGGCTACTTCTTTTGCTGGAATTATCTTAGCCATTCTCTTATGCCTTATTGGGTGGGGAAGGACAGTCTTTTTGTATACATGTCGCTTCATATAGCCTGTGCCGAATAGTGTCAGCCCTTCCCCATAGTCTTTAGTTGTTCTCTCTATCTGCAATGTCCATCTGCAAGATACGCTTCTCTGCCCATGCCCGGTATGACTTGAGATCTTTATTTTCTGCCTTAAGCTCGTCAATCTGCCCTTTTTGGTTCTTCATGATGCTTGAGGCCCTCTCGATCCAGTCAGATACTTCCTGCGGCATGTCAAACTTTTTTTCCACTGCCTTAGCTGGTTTCTTAACAGCAGGCTTTGCCGTCAGGATTGCCGCTTTCTTTACTGGTGCTTTAGTTGCCATGATGATCCTTAAGTTGGTTTCTACATTCTCTAATAACTGACTGGGGCACGTCTACTGCTGTTGGGTAAGATGCCATCCGGCAGTCATAGGTTACTTGCTCGACCATAAACACATCAGGAGCAAAAGCCAAGGCAAACACAGAGATAATAAACAATGCACCAATGATGATCCGATCGAGGATCGACTCCTCCTGTACCTTGTAGACATTCATGCCTCCTCCACTGTGATTTTGTATTTCTTGCCATAACGGTCTTCTACGTTGATGGTCTTCTTGGTTGACTGGAACTGGCCTTGTGGGCCAAGGTCGTATTGGGGGCGGCTTACGCTACCAAGCAGACGCATGTACTTGTCGTCTTCTGCCTTCATCTCTTTGCTAATCAATTCAGCGATGTAATCACAATAAGCCATGAGGCTTGTGGCCTGCTCAAAAGCTTTGTTTGTGATCTCTGCCATTGTTTTAAATTCGTCCATCATTTTGTTCTCCAGTGAATAGATTCTAACATTGAGTTAGAGGCATCACGCCTCTTCTGTTTCTTTTGTTTCGATTAGGGTTACTTTGGCACGCTGAATAATGGTTTGCTTCTCACCCTTGTACTCTGCGTGGGCCTTGATGGTAGCTTTGAGCTCGATATCAGCCTTTTCCAATACTGGGAAGAACTGATTGAAGTCATCGCCCTTAACGCTCAGGCCAAGAACTGCCTTGGTCTTGTAAACGATACGGTTGCCAGCCTCATCACGCATCAGGTAGATGTACATGGTAGAGCTGTCATAGTAGGAGAACTTCTGTACTTCTACTTCAACTACTTTGTCCACATGCAACTTGAGCTGTACACGCTCGTTCTCTACACCTAAGTGAGCACTACGGGCCTTTTGCTCTTCAATGGCTTTAGTCATTGCGGCACGACGCTCGTCAGCCTTAGCAATCATGTTGAGTACAGCGGCAGATTGCTTTTCAGTCAGTTTGCCGTAGGTGTCAAAAGCTTTAGCCAAGCTACCTACGAAGTTGTCTGAATACACAACTCCATGGATTTCAACGTCACGACCAGTGCTAATGAAGGCTTCGATCACTGCATGATCGGGAGTGTTTTTACGCCAAGTCTTTTGGGCGTTGCCAATGATGTTGGCCCGTACAGCCTGAGCGTAAGCTTCAGGGTGCTCGACGTGTGAATAATCTCTAAAAGTCATTTGGTTCTCCTAAATAAACCTGCATCGTTGCAGTGGTGACAGTATAACTCAAAGTTAGATTCTTGTGTCAACAATTATTTATCTAGGTGTTTTCCCTAGTGCTTTGTTGGATTTATGGGATTGCATGTAAAAGTCTCTGATTTGACCCCCATAACCTTATTTAGAAGTTTGCTGGTCTTATCTGTGGCATGGGCGAAGTTGTACTTTGCCTTGGTTTCTGCCAGTGTTACAGCCATAAAGTCGTCAAGATTACCTTCGTGCTTCTCCACAATGAGCACAGCAGTGGCTAAAAGGGTCGTAGAGACGTTCGTAATGACACTTAAGGCCACACTGATGCCTTCATTGGCGATAAGCTTAGTCAGGTGCTTATGGATGACAGGGTCAAGCTTCTCTAGGATCTCTTTGACCTTTGCCATCTCTTCAGGCTTCATCTTCCACCGCCATTCTGCGTTTTAGTAAATTAAAAGTCTCTTCGTATGCTGTTTTAACGATCTCATCCACGAATTCATTGAGACGTTGTCCGCTGAATACATAGCACCGGGCAAAGATTGCCAAGTTCTCCATGTCCTCGTTCTTGAACTCCAAGGGAATACTCATCCCAAGGCGTTCTACCTTTTCTTGTACATCAATCTGCTCTCTGATTCGTGCTACTGGATCAATCCGTCTTGAGAACCCCATTTTGAGCCTCCTTTTTATTGTCTAAACGAGTACGGATGGCTTTGGCAACATCACGGATAGCGGTACAAATTTCACCTTCATCTTCATCATTCGCCATGGCTTCTGCTACCTTTGCACACTCTTCACGCTCCAGCTCCACAGCCTTCTTAGCGGCTTGCATAGCGATCATCATGATCTTGCCCTGCTCAACGTCCATTGCCTCATCGAACTCTTGCTGGGTGAACAATGTGATAGCTCCACCGCCCCCAAGTAGTTGACGTTGCAATTGGCTCATTTCCTTCTTTTCAGTCATTCGGTTTCCTCTCAGGTGTTTCGTAGGTATGGATGCCATACCAATGGTTTCTCAGTGTTTCAGGGTACATATTTACTAGCCACTCTTGGAATGCCAAGGCAGGATTGATATTCAAAAGCAATCCATCCTCGTCCCGGCATTGCATAAGAGCAATTACTAGATTTTCCAATGATTCTTGGCTAATGTTTTTTTTATTTGATTTCATTTTCTAATTTTGGCATCAACAATACGCATCAATGGGCCATCTTTTTCTAAAAGCAATTCCAATTCCAAAATCATTGATCGTTGAAATGGTTTAGATTCAGGTTTAATTCGATACATTTCTAGTTCCCAACAAGGATTTGATACTTCTACCCAATCTCCCTTGAAATCCCAATATTCAATTTGAGCACCATCAGCCCATGCTTTGATTAGTTGTGCATGTCTATGTGGCTTCATCTAATCCTCGACACTTTGGCCCGGCGTAAAACCTCTTCGTACTGTTTACGTCCAAGGTCGTCCAGCTTACGCAGTGGAAGCTCTTGGTAGTACTTCCACTTTGTCTTGTACTCTTCCAGCTCGCTGGCAGGCACCCAGCCAAGGGCACGCCAGCGAATGGTGATATCGGTACCTGCCGATGTCCAAATGTGATCATTGTCTTTATGCATACTGCCTCCTTAAAAAGAAAAGTCGTAGTACTCGTCACGCTCACCTACAAATAAACCCCCGGCATCTGTTTTGTTAAATCTACCAGTTTCAGGATTGATATACATCTGAACCCAGCGGCAATTAGGTTCTTTTTGCTTGTAGTAATACACAGGGCCGTTAGGGTTTGGTGAGAACTCATAGTCCTGACTTTCGGATATCCCGTTGTTGTCGATACGTTTTACATTATCTTGCTGAACGTGGATTAGCAAGCCCTTGCCTGCCTTCTCTACTTTGATGATGGTGCCAGCGTGGCGATCAGAGTAGGAAGTCATCGTGACTCCCATGCCAACTGTTGGGGCCGGAGCCCCGACTACCATGCGTTCTTGCAGGCGATTAATTAGTGATCCGTACATTATGCGACTCCCATATTTTCAAGTTGATCTAAGGTCACGATCTTGACTGTGCCTTTGTTAAGTGCGTAGTTCCAGCGTTTAGCCATTACAAACCGTACAGCTTGTAGGTAGGTTAATGGAATGGTTTTAACTGTCCAAGTATTGTCGTAGTCGTTGTGCATCACTACTACGTTTTCTTTAGTCCATGCTGTTGTCATTTGATTCTCCAAGTAAAGATGGGGCCGAAGCCCCATGAATTATTTTTTAGGTGAAACACGAATGTCAGCACGACCTTCTTTGCGGAACTTGTTGAGTGTCTCTTCTGTAATGCCGTACTCAACGCACAAAGCGGCGTAGTCAACTGTGCCGGAAACTTGAACCAACTTAACTTCTACGCTGTGCAATTCGCCAGCGTGTTTGCCTTCGCCGTACTTGTTGGCGATGTCGGACTTCATTGCTTTAACTTTGTCAGCCAATGCTTTGGCTTCTTGATCGAGCACATACAATGCGTCGATTTCGTTTACCAATGACTCGACAGTTGCGAGAGCTTGGATGTTTGCTTGGATTTCTGTGATCATTTTCATTTCCTTAAATAAACCTGCGACGTTGCAGTAAGTAAGACTGTAACAGAAAGTTAGAGTCTTGCAAGTCTTTTTTGATTTATTTTTCTAAGGAAAACCCTAATATTGTTGCTTTTGAGCAAATAAATTCTTCAATGTGACGTTCAAAGCGTCAATTTCTTCCATTTTGGCTATACGCCAAGCAGTTTTCTCCCCATGCCAACCCATTCTTGACCCCTGATGGCATGACTTGCACAGGGCTACGACCGCATAACTACAGCTTTGCTTGATATGGTGGGCATCGCTGGGGCCTTCCTGTCCACAGACTGAGCAAGGTAGCTCCTTTACTCGTCCTATCCATTCCCGTTCTTTCTTCGTCAGGCTATTATTCATAGTCCAAATTTTTCGTCAGGGAATTGAAAATAGGTTGTAGGGGCCCCATCAGGAGTAGATGGGGCAGTGGAACCGGAATCGTTAAATGCGGCTACTGCATGAGCTTTTAACTGATCGATAAGGCCAGCACACATGTTGTAGTGGATCGGGCCCTTAACGAGCTCCTGATGCCTTTCCATGATGCCTTGGACTACATCGATCTGTTGCTGGATCATTGCTATGACTGCTAATCGGTGATCCCTTGCTAATTGTTCTTTTGAAAATACTGCTTTCTCGTCAATTCTTTTCATTTTTATCCCCTTACATTGCCGCTCTGTCCATGACTCTATTGCTGGCCTCTGTAGACCTCCAAACCTCAATACGGGCCTGAGCTGATACCAATCCCCATCTGAGTGTCTCTTCGGCCTCTACAGCCGCCGCTAGGCCCTTTAGCACCTCTAGGTAGGATGCATCTGCATAAGCTTCTATTTCAGCCGCCGCAACGGTCTTTACGCCGTTTTGCATAGCTGTCTTCATCAGCATAGCCTTTTGGCTTTTGCGGTACTCCTCAAGGTAGGTACGCTGGGCCTTGGCTTCTGCGTACTTCTTACCATGGGTGTATAGGTAATCTACTGCGTCGTTAATGTCTTTCTGATTCATTTTTCAGGATACCTTTCTTGCATCCATTGATGTAGCTCATAACCTTTAAAGGTTTTTTGATAAGTTACATGCAATCTTTTTCCATTGGGTTGTTCTAGGTTTACTTGGATCATGTTCCATTTGCGGCCCAAAATTATTTGCCATGAGATCCATGCAACGCATTTAATTAAAAACAAAATGGCTTTTAGCTTATCCATGGTTACTCCAAATTTGCGTCCAGCAATGCATCTAGACGGGCGTGAAGGCCATCACGATTGGCTTGGCCTATTGTTCTTCCATCATCAATCTTCATTGGATTTGTCAAATAATCTTTAATTTCAGGGCCTACTTCAAAAGTAATCGCAGTGTTATCTTTTTTTGTTTT